GTAACTTCAACAGGAAACTTAACATAACGATGATAAGGGGCAAAAGTACCTAGTTCTTGCTGTGCTTCACGACCAAAGTCGCACTTTACACTTACATTTTGAAAGTGGGTCGCATAGCCGCTACCGCTGCCGATTTGTTGATTAATACCATCTCCATCAATACCTGGAATTTGAGTTGGGAATCTGCAAGCTGCCATATTTAGATATTGACGACGAGCAACACCAGTTGATGATAGAGGGGCATCGTTGTTATCAAAAGCTGTTGTAACTGAGGCTCCCCAAACTTTATTGTTACCAACTAGTGTTACATCTTCCTTGAAACTACCATCAACTGGGAAAGTATAACTTACTGAACTAACATACATACCAGAGCATGTAACAGCTGTTAGTGCTGTGCCGCTAGCACTAATATTAGCATCATTATAAATAGCAAGTTGTAGGTCTGTACGAGCATTTTGACGGCCAGGAATTGTGGGATTAACAGCAACAAGACCTGAACCAACACCTGAACCTGTTTCTGTAGCTAAAGCATAGAGAATGGGATATCCGTCCAGAACCTTGCTGAGAGTAACTTCAATATTGGGTACGTTCTCTACGTTCTGGTAGATAGCAAGCTGACCCATTTCGAAGACTTGTTCTAGATTAAAATTAGTTGTAATACCAACACTCTGTAGACCATGAACTCGTGTTGAAGAGCCTACAGGACCTAGTGTTACGTTTTGAATTGCATAGTAAATACGATTATTGGCCATAATTAATCTCCATTAATTGATAAAGAGTGTTGGCTACTATTATAAGAAATTGAACGAGTTTTTGCACTGATTATAAGATACACGAAATTTTAAAAATTATGCTGAAACTATCTCAACAGTTGCTCTAGCTAAACCTCTATGTAAATTGGGTGTTACAGAATCTAACTCAAATAGGCTAATATTTTTAATCCAACATTTTCTCCAAGGATACTGATCAACAATATCAGGATACATTAGTGGATTATTCTTTAAATCTCCATTATAATTTAATGGATATTTGTCATCTTGAGCTAATTTATTAGTATCATAAAGCCAGAATGTTAAGTCTTGTTGTAATCTTAAAATATCTAAAATTTTATTACGATCATTCTTATTTTCTGCTAAAACATAAAAAGCAATATCTTGTTCTAATAACAAATTATTATTACCAACTTCAAAAGGACGAGATCGTGATCGTGGTATAGATTCTATCACAATAGCTGGTAATTGTATTCTGTGGTTGCCAGCAATAGACCAGTCTCCGGCTGAATTTTGTTTAATATCAGGATTGTCGTTTTGAAAAGAAGAATATTGAATAATATTAAACCATGGATTTTCATTAGACCGATATGTTTGAACATATCTATAACTATAATTAATTTTAATATTACTTTTAATACTAACAGATTCGTCTAATATAATTCTACCTTGTGGATAGTCTATTGTAAAATTACCACTAGAATATGGTATAAAAGTATTATTCAAATAAATGCCACTAATATTAATAGGATTACCACTATTAAAACAAGCGCCAGTCTCCCACACCCAATCTTTGCGAATACCTTGCCACACAGAACCATTATTATAAGAAGGGTCATCCACAGGTATCAATTTATAAAACGGGTTTGTAGAGCCATAAATAGTGCCACTATTGGGTATCACAGCATCAAACCATCCTCCTATTTGCAAAAAAGACCAATCAAAAAAAGTTTTAAAATTTGACTCTAGAATATTGAGCAATAGCTCCTGAGAGATATTGTCAACGCCCTTAAATTGAGTGTTATTATTACATATGCTCATGGAGAAAATGCCTTATTTAATAAATTATTAATTTCATTTTGAGAGCTTTCTATAGCTCTGGTAATCCAGTTATCCGACTCTGTACCAGCAAACTCTGGTGGAACATGCCAATCATTATTTGATTGAGTCATTACTGCAAAACCTGTACGAGACCTACTATTAGGACCTATAAGCACATCATGTCTTTTAACTAAAGGAACATTACCTTCTAATAATAACCATCTTAACCATGGCAACTTATATCCACTATTATCAATCACTTCAGCATCATAAGAACTTAATACATCAGAAAAATCAGCCTTAATAGCATTAGCACTAAAAGACGACTTAATTCTATTACCAGAAATCGCAGGACTTTGATAATTATAAACTATATTATAAGACCATTGTTGTACTATACTTAATACTTTTGATTGTGCTTCTGGAATACCTAATTCTAATCTTAATTTTCCGCTAACTAAAGATAAATATTCTGGAGTTTGACTAATAGCATTAAAAATAATAAGAGGTAGTTCTGTTTTAATTATACTAACTCCCTTATTCATATAATCTGCACAGGCCGGTAATAACGCTTGTAGTATACGCTGTTGAATTTCGCTGTTGCTTTCAACCAAACTTAATGAGAGTCTCATATATTTTTCCAGATTGCACTAATATAATTATTATCACCCAAACCAATATGGTTGGGGTCGCTGTATAGAGAATATGAAGGATTGCTTCTTTTAGAACCATAGTATAGTACAGTTAAACTTTTAGATTTAATAATATCATCATAATAAATATTAGAACAAATAGATTGTATAGATCCGTCTGGTATAGCAATATTAATGGGTGGATTAATCCATTTTTTACTATCAGATATAATAGCTAAATAAATAGTTTTAGTTGTTTCTTCACCATAATAACCAACACCATTACAGTATGGACATAGTTGACCAAGAGGAAAATTAATTGGGCCGCCGCTTTTGTATTTATTAGCAGATTTTTTTAAGTTAGCATCAAAAATACAATTAGGACAAATATTTTTCTGAGTAATACCAAAATTTAATTGACATTCTGTGGTAAGACCGGTCTGAGATAAAACCATATCCATTTGTTGATTATATATAGTTTGTAAATTAGGAAAATTAATAGACATAGTTTATCTCATGAATAAAAGTCATTATTACCAACATTTCTAAATGGACCCACATTAAGATATCTTGGATCAAATTTATTATTAACGAATGGACTAAGAATAGCAGCCCATGCTGTAGCATTTCTAATATCCCAATGAGAGGTTAGTTGTTCATATAATGCACAAGCCCCGTGGTCTAATATTGACTGCCAACCAACTAAACTGCCGCCCATTTGTAATGATGCTGATCCTAAAGAGGTTCTAATACCCTCCATTGCAGCTTTAGTTCTAAAAGTGCCTTGATCAAAAATACAAGCAGCTTTAAGTCCCACAAAACTTAAAAATACTTCATCTTTAGTATCTGCGGGGTCTGGAGTGATACTAGGTTCAACCACATTAATATTATAAGTAGTTGTTAAATTAACATCAAATTGTACATATTTGGCAGCTACTGCTATAACCTGTTGCATTCTTTCGTCACTATAATCATATGGAGCATCCATATCATTAATTAGAACGCGAACTACAGAAATTAGGTGGTTTTGCCATGACATAATAATGCCCCATTGAATTAGTTTAAAATTTTATATACTTAAGAATACACCTAAATATTAGCTATTATTTGATGTATCTGTCCATGTGAATGTGGAGGGGTCTAAAACGACTGTTTCGGATGGTTGTGGTGGAATAAAAGCGTCTAAATTAGCATCATAATAAAACCCAATACCAGCATAATTACCCCTATAAGGAGTTCCACCGCTCTTATGAGTATTAGCGTAAGTGTTATAGCTGGTTCTTTTACAAACTTGCCCTCTGAAATCACCATAATATTTTTCCCAATCAATTCCTAATTCTCCCTCATCTCTACCAACAATAACTTCGGTTACAATATTGTTCCCGTCTAAAAATGCATAGTGTGCCATATTTTTCCTCAGTTAAAAGAAATAGTATCCGTTCCCGCTGTAAAAGTAACTATTTGGTCGCCGCCGGAACTTGAAACGTTATATGTAAGCCCCGACCCTATTTTAATATTTAACAGATTTGAATAGCGGATTATTACAACGCCGCTGCCACCAGATGCACCGACTGCAATTCCAGCGGTTGCGGATTGACCACCCCCTCCGCCACCCGAACCTGTATTGACTGCACCATTCGTTGCTGTATTGGTGCCGTCGCCGCCGTCGCCGCCAACTGCTGATCCGCCACTACCTTTTGTTCCGCCGCTTGGACAGCCGCCACCGCCGCCACCGGCGTAGGTTAGGCCGGTGATTGTAGAAGTCTTGCCGGTACCGCCGTTCCCGCCGCTGGTGGCACCGGCGGCCGAACCAGTACCACCAGCACCACCACCACCGCCACCACGCACGTTTCCGTTTCCGATACCTCCGTTGTTACCTTGAATAGTAGAAACTGTAGTTCCAGCAATCACTGTGATAGACCCTGCGCCGCTTCCCCCGCGGCGGTCAACTCCTCCGGTGTCAACATATCCGCCGCCAATCGTAACGATCCCAGCAAAACGGGAATTGCTGCCATAACCACCAGATGCTGATCCCGCACCACCTGCACCAATCGAAACTTGATATGTGGTAGTTCCGCCAAGAACAGCAACAATCGTATCTTCTATTAAGCCACCCGCCCCGCCGCCGCCTCTTGCGTTGCTGCTGCCGCCGTTCATACCGCCCGATCCACCAGCAACAACCAAAACGCGAACTGTCGCTGGGGCAGGAACGCCGTTGACACCAAATGGTCCACCCGCCGCAGCGGAGGTGCCGAGACCGTAAATTCCTACGTTCATAAATCAGCCCCTAATGCTGTAACGTGTGTTGTTTGACTAACGCTAGTGGTAACTCTTATGCTCCAAGAAGCTGAAGGCAATATCAAGTTGTTATAGCTTGTGCTAACTCTTGTCTGCTGAACAGTATTTGAGCCGGTAGCTGCGGCTATAGTAACTTCATCAAATAACCAATAGGTTGTTCCATCATATAAAAATATTCGTACAATAGCTAGTGATGATGAGGCCGCACACTTTACCACAATTTCTGCTATTCGGGTTCCTGTTGATGCTCCTGTAATTACGGTGCCAACATTTCCGGCGGTTGGGGCTGTATAAGACGAATCTGCGCCGCCACCGCCGGACGGAGGAATACTCACACTGCCTATTCTTGGTGTTGCTGCGAAACTTGGACTTGTGGCCATAAATTATTTCTCCTATTTGAAATTACTCCATAAATAAAGACTTAATGCTGATTGTGCTTTAGTTGATAGTTTGGTATCGGTTAAAGTGCCTAGCGTAATATCACTAGCTGACGGTGCTTGATAACTAAGTGAGTTCCATGCTGTAGACCCATCACCTATTTTGATTCTGAGAGTATCTGTTTCAATACCAATCTCACCAGCGGCTAGAATTGGATTATTCGCTGTCATGACTACAGCAGTTCCTCGCTTATGTTGTACTGTTTTTGGCATATTTTAACTCTCTTTATGGTTTCTAACCATGTACATTATGTAAAATAAAGCACTACTGCTCCAGTTGTTCTTGCTGCTCCTCCAGCTGGACTTCCACCACCCAAACCTCCCGTTACACGCGTGGGAGCCTCATTGTCATAGTATCCTCCGCTACCAAAGGCGGCATTAGCACCGCATGTTTCAGTTGCAGTACTTCCGGCCAAAGATACGGCGGCAAACAAACCGGACACGTCGGTGGCTTGTCTGCGTATACAAGATCTGACCACTCCGTTACCTCCAACGCCGCCACCAAGCCAGTCTAGCCCTGTGGCATTATAAAATACCCCAGGACCGCCATCGGCTCCCCCGTCTCCACCAGAATAGCTGCCTCCAGCCTTAGTCGCCACTCCTGTTGGCTCATAATAACCGCCAAGACCACTTATGGTAGTTCCTCCATATGTTACTGTGGTGTTTGCTCCACTACTATTTCTGGTGACTGTTGCTCCAACGGCATATGAAACTGTTCCTGCCGAAACTGACCATGTTTTGTAAGCTGTTCCACCGGCGCCTCCGCCAACAGTTCCGTCTCCTCCTTGACCAACAGCCCAAGCTTTCATTGTTGTGGCTCCAGAAGGTATGGAATAGCTGGTGCCGCTAGTAAGAATAACTGCAACTGCTGTGAAAGATATGGGGGTTACCGCACTGCTAGAAGTACTGTATGCTCCGGTTCCCACACTATTGATACCGGCAACCCTGAATATAGTAGAAACTGCAGAAAGAGCACTTATTGTTGCACTTGTTGATGTTGAGGCACTGTGGCTCCAAGATGTCCATGATGATCCACTATTAGTTGAATATTGAATTGAATAGTCGGTTATGGAAACGCCGCCATTGTTGGTTGGGGCGGTCCACGAAAGACTAACTGTTCCACCGCTATTTGCCGTTGCTGTCAAACCAGTTGGAGCATTTGGAACTATTGCTGAATAAGCGCCGCAGTCAATAACTATATTAGCATCCAATTTAGCTGTGGTTATACTACCGTCTGCTACAGAAGAACCACTACTACTAATAGTTAAAGTATTAGCACTATCATTATAGTTAAGAGTTATTCCAGTACCAGCCACTAAAAAGCCGGACCCCACAATATCTTGAACACTCTCGGTTAAATCACTAATATTAGAGCTAGAGTGAGAATGATTACTTAAACTATTCCATGATGTTGATCCATCCCCAATTTTTAATATATTATTAGTAGTATCAAAACCAAGTTCTCCACTAGCTAAAACCGGATTATTACTACTCCATTGGGAAGCTGTTCCCTTGCGTATAGTAATTAGATCATTAACTGGCATAGCTCTAAATTCCTAATATCAGGGAGTTCCACCATCTATAGCACAATAGTAAAGAGTTGTTGGACTACCAGCACTAACTCCACTTATACTAGTTAAACCATTAATACTTGTCAAAGTGCCACCCAATGAAACGGAACTTGAGCCAACTGTTATGCTACTATTAACCAATTGACTATTATCTACTCCACTAGCTTTAATACTTACTGCTCCTGAACTAACACTAAAATCCCCACTATCAAAAGATGCTATTCCTTTAACAGAAGTTGAGGCGTCTTGAACAACTCCTGAAACTGAGCTGGTAACTCTACCATAAGAGTCAGTGGTTACTGACTGTAAAAAGGTTGAGCCTGCTGATCCGCTACTATCGGATCTAGTTACAGTAGCTAGATCTATAGAGTCAGCATTAACAACAATTCTAGAAGAACTAGCTGTACCAATATCTATTGTATTACCGGTTTTAGTTAAACCAGATCCGGCGGTAATTTGACCAGCACCACTAAATTGTGCAAAGGCTAGGCTGGTGGATCCTAGGGTAATAGTATCATTGGTTGTTAAAACCCAACCACTGTCAGCATTTGTTGAACCTTCTGTTACGAAAGTAAACATTCCTGCTGTAACCTCAGTATTAGAGTCAGCATCAGATGAACGACTCCAGCCGCTAGCAGATACATCATAAATACCGTTTTGGCTAGCTGTGCTTTGATCTTTGACCAATACTCTGTCACCAGCAATAATACTAACGCCATCAATAGTTTGAGTTCCAGATAAAGTAATATTGGCCGTTGTGGCAACTCTAACGCTTTGTTTAACGTCTAATCCGCTACGAGCAGCATCAACATAAGCTTTAGTAGCAGCATCACTATCAGATGTTGGAGTAGCTAATGATGTAATTTTTTGACTATTTAAAGATACTGATCCCGATGGGGCAGCCATCTGGTCTAATCTATTTGTTCTTACTTGAGTATCAAAACCAACAATATCGCCAGCATTAGTAATTATGCCGGTATTATTGATAGTATAAGTTCCGCCACTATAGGATAAACTAATACCGCTACCAGCAGATAGGGGGCTAGAAATAGTCAAAGTATTTCCAGAGTCATCATAGCTTTTAACAATACCACTACCAGCCACTACTAAATCATTAACCCTATCATCAATAAGTTCATTTAATTCAGATGGTAGTGTTGTGGCCCAGTCTAAACTAGCCCATAAACTAGTACCATCTCCAATTTTGAATTTTTTAAGAGTGGTATCATATCCTATTTCACCCATAGATAATGGGTCGGTAGAAACTGACCATTGGGCGGATGATCCTCTTCTGAGCTGTACTTTAGTTTGAACGGGCATTGATTATCTCCATTTATTAAGGTGATCCACAATCAAAATGATAACTATCTAAATATTCTTTTAATCCGCTTATTCTATCAACTGGCCAATCTCCAGTAATACGATTAACTGGATAATCTGGAAAATCGCTGGGTATAATTTTTTCAGTATTAATAATATCAATATTATAGTATTCGTATCTTTCTATTTCAATATTGTTGATATTATCTACAAAACTGGTCTCAACATCGATTAAATACACCGATGGTTCTAACACCTCTATAATATAATTGCTCATATATTACACTCCAAAGCTGTTTCAACCTGACTAAATCTTTTCAAAATAGTAATTGTACCAAAAAGAATTCTTGTAATATATTTACCACCACCACTATATATTTCATCAGGACTTTGTAATTCTAGATCATATTTAGCATTGTGAAAGGTAAAATCGTTGGTGGTTGTAGCTGGTAATAATAGTGTTAATTTACCATTTGGTTCGTCAATAGTAAATTTATAAAGATTATAGTCAGTATTATTAGTAGTATATATTTGTGTAGTATCAATATTTGTCTTTAATATTAATCTAGAGCACCATCCTGTAATATCTATGGGTGTACCAGTAGAATCCTTATAAACTAAAGAAAATCTAAAAGAAGTACCTTGTTCGATAGCAAAGTCATATTTACTTGCTGCCATAAAAATTCCTATATTACTAGGTTATTGAATAATATATTATACACCTAAAAAAAAAGGCCGGCGCAAGGCCAGCCTTTTCTTTTATCGATAAGCCTATTTGATGATTATAGAGCGCCAAGAAGAACTCTACGATTATCAAGAACAGCGAAGCCTTGTTCAGCCCAGCCGTAGAAACCGGCTCTCTTCTGACGATGAAGAGTGTCGTCTTCGAAGATTTGAACTTCTTGACGAACTGGCATGATAAAGCTATCTCTCTTGCGTAGGTCAAGACCCACAACTAGTTCAACCTTGCTGCCGGGTAGTGAGCCACTTAGTACATTGCTATAGAATAGCTGGTACTGTTGGCCCTCACCAAGCTCATCACGATCATGGAGGTTGATGCCGAAAACACGGTTTAGTGTGCCATCAGCAGCAGTATAAATCTCACGACGAGTAACTTCGTCGATTTGATCTAGACCCCAGTTACGGATATCTTCCATTGCTTCTGGTGAAACATAAAGATCAGTTAGCATGCCACGGTTATTACTAGCAGAGTTACCACCGCCGTTACGACGCATAACGGTCTTCATTAGAGAAACTAGTCTCTTTGTGAAAAGACCGTCGTTAGCATCGCTATCATAAACAACGATGTTACGATCAACGCCAGCGGCAAGTAGTGTGTGCCAGCCATCATCGTTCATCTTCTTGACAAATTGGGCTTCGAGAACTTCCATAGCACGACCAACAACGTCCCAACGGGCGTCGCGGGCATACTTTAGAAGATAATCGATACTAGCGCCAATATCATAGGTTGGAACCATGACGTAATCACCTTCAACATGCTTCTGTGGAATATAACCATGATTTGGAATGGTATAGGCCACAAAGTCTTTTTCAGTACCAGGAGCAAGGAAATCAAGTGGAAATTCTGGAGTAGCACTTTGAGCTAAAGCAATTGGCTCGAAAATGTTATCAAGAATGTTACCACTAAGAACGCCTTGACGAAGAGGAAGCTCAAGAGCTTTGGCAAACTCGTGGTTTGCTGCTAGAGCCTCTTCCTTGTGTAAAGAACCAGAGCGAACTAAAAGATCTGTTAACTCTGGTGTTGCTTCAAATTTTCTATTGGCCATGTTTTTCTCCCTTATCATGTTATATTAATGTCTACTTTTACGTAACCGTCAGAATCTTTAACGCTTAGAAAACGACCTACCTTAACACTGTTAGTGCTGACAGTAGTTAGTTTACCATTTGCACCATAGTAAGCATCGGCACCTACTGTTGGTGATACGCCAGATACAACCATATTTGTTGTAACTTGACCCTGACGTAATAGTGATACCTTACTACCAATCTGTACTTCGTCACGATGCCAGTTGATGTGCTGTCTTGTTAGATCAAGATTAACAACATCATTTAGCAATAGACCCGCTGGAATAGTACCGGATTGGTTAGCTGCATAAGCTACGGCTGCACCAGCATCGTCCATAGCAACGCCCGAACCGCCAGTAAGATGAACAGCGACACCACCACGCTCTGCTGTACTGTTGCAGAAGTAAGAAATATCTGTGTAAGCTTCAACGCGATCTGATTTTAAAGCCATTTTTACTCTCCCTTATTAAGTTTTTTACCTAGTCTAATACATACAAAATCAACTAAAGCAGCTCTAGTGTTATGAATTTGTGAGTCTTGGTCGTTACCGACACTAAGGTTCACAGATTCTTCAACTTCGGCGGTTTCTAGTGCGGAAACATCAACAGAAGCCATTTCTTTCTTTTCTTTGGTCTTCTGTTCTGTGGTTTCAGCTTCTTCTTCTTTTTTCTCTTCTTCGTCTGTTTCGTCTTTGGTTGCCTTTTTAGCAGCAACTAGAGAAAGAACAGTGGAGAAAACTTCGTCGTCTAGAGATTCAAATTTATCGGCTGCGGAATCGGCTAGATCTGCTGCAATACCAGCCTCAACAAGAGAGGCAACTTTTTTGGTTTTCTTTGCTTTCTTAGCTGCTTCTTCTTCAGTTTTCTTATAAGCAGCAATAGTTTCTAGAGCACTATCAAGAGCAGCTTGTATTCTCTTCATTTCTTCTGCTGTTTGATTGGCTACTTCTTCTGTCTCAGCTTGGACAGTTTCTACTTCAGCTTGAGTTTCAGCAACAGGAGTTTCTATTGTTGGTGTTTCAACAGTTATTTCTGCTACTTCAGGCTGAACAGTTTCTGATTCAATACTCATATTGGTCTCCTTTAAATTGGCTTGATTTGAAAATACACCTTCTTTTAAGAAATCGTCTTTTTTTTCTTCATTAATTTGAATACTGGCCACTTCCTTCGATAGTGGAAGATTATCTTTAGTGAAAATAATACTATCTGGATTAGCGGGTCTATTAACAAAACCTTTTCCAGAAAATGTTATATCTCTTAATACTCTGCCTATTTTATAGTTTTGATGTTGTCCTTCGCCACCATATGCTCTTAAAAATTTTGTTAAAAATGCTGTTTCTTCATTTCGTGATAATACATTATATTGTCCAGTACTCTGATTGATTAATCCATAATCAAATCCCTTAAAAAAACATTCCATACTAACATACTTATTACCGGACTCTATTTCATCAATTAATGTTAATGCTCTATCTCTAAGATCTGGTTCAGTATATCCTTTATAAATTACTGATCCTGTTAAAATATGAAATTTTTCTGGTAAATTATTAATATCTGTATTATCTTCAATAAGTTGGCCATTATCCTCAATAGGCCAATTAGATGTGATGTGTCCAACTATCAGGCTTTCATCATGCTCAAGATTAGTTGGCTTATGTGTAGGGGTGGATTTAGCTAGCCATACTTCTTTAGGATCAAAAATGTCATCATTTTTATTCCAAGAGGTAGTTACTAAAATGGATTGAGTATAATATAAATCAGAATCTTCTATACCGGCAAAAGCTTTATTATCAACTAGTCTAGTGTTATTATTAATGTCAATAGTAGATTTTTCTAATAGTGAAGCATATACAATAGAAGATTTTGCAGATAATAGATCTGTTAGACCGGCGTCTTTCTCTGCTTGATAAATATTCATATTATTTCCATTAAGAAAGCAATTTTCAACTATTCTGTATACACCAGTTGGTAAAAATAGGCTTTTGTATACTTAAGCTCATCTGAGGTTAATTGTCTATTTAATTCATTAGTAATATTTTTAAGAAGAGTATTATAATTTTGTGTTTGAAGATTAATATCAATACTATTGATAGTATTGAGTTTTGCTAAAACTAATTCTTCGGTAATAGCAGCTAATGGATCCAGCGAAAGAAAGATCTTAGTTTTTGCTGCTTCTGATTCATCATATTCAGAATTAGATAAGCTTCTCATATTCTTTTTATTATAGAACTCAAGAAAATACGAATTTAATATTTGCGAAATTTTATCTTGTGCTTCTATGGCCCAAAGTTGTAAAGATGCTCCAGTTTGTGGTTTGAAAACTTTGGTTTTTCTTTTTGTCTCATCTTTTTTGTTTTTTGGTCTGCCTTGTTGTGGTTGTCCACTAAGATTATTCACGGGGGCTGCGCTTTTAGGAACTGCTGGAACTTTCATATCTAAAGCACTTTGTTCTCCATTTTTCTTTTTCTCTAATTCTAAACCAACTTGGCTGGGAGAAACTATTCCGGTTTGTAATGCAATTTTCTTAAGATTATCTTCAAGTTGTGGATTATACCATGGACCAGCTTTACGAATCATACGATCACTATCTCTTTGTCTGGTTTCTCTATTAAGACGAGACTTCTCTGTATCTGGATCAAATCCGAATATTCTTTGTACTAATTCATCAGATACGATATTACGATCAGCTAATTGAATAAGTAATGCTTTTTCTGCATCCTCATTACTAAGATCCATCCTATCAAATTCTATTTTTGCTGCATATCTAAATCCCATTGCTTTTTGAACTATAGCAATTTCTTGTTTCCAAAAAGCTGTCAAAACTTTACGACCATACTGTAGTCTTTGAGTTAGAGTTTTTAATGAAATAAAATTATTGGTAGTACCACTAGCTCCAAATGTTCCTGTTAGTGTTGGAGGAATACCCAAGCCAGCATATATACTATTAAGGTGAGGAGTATATTTAGCTTCGCCTAAAAATTGATGAACACTAGTTTTGCTTTCAATTAATTCAATATCTGGACCCCACACAAGATCCATAGTTCCACCACCAACATTACCCTGTAATATTTCGCTAAGTTTTGCTGCGGCAGCTTGTGTTGGAGCTATTTTGTGTTCTAAACTACCTAGCTTAAAAATACGAATATTACTAATGGCCCCATCAAGAGCGGCTAGGTCTGCTAGTTTTAGCTTTTCAACAATACTAATATCGTCCATGATGGAATAAATCATGGGGAAAGCCCAAGTTTTCCAATCGTCTTTTTTATAGTGAAATACTAGTGTTTTATTTGGATCTAGTATATATTGTGTTTTTGATTTGGCTGCTTCAATAATTTGACTAGGTAATTGATCTACAATTGCTTTTTCAGCATCTGTCTTAGGAGCATTAATTAATTTTCTTAATGTGGCTGGTAAAGTAATACTATATGTTTTATTAGTAACGAAAGACGATAATGATCCACCAATAACATCAACACATCTAGGATCATTAAAAGTATATATCCAAGGAATTTCTCTTTTTTCTACTCCTATTTCATCAGAATTAATAATAAGATCAGGAGAAGCAACAGTTCTATAAAGTTTGTCTGCTACTTTAACACTAATTTTGGCTGTTTGACGATTAACAATAACATTTCCAACTCTGTATAAATTATTTAAGAATCTTTCACTTCTTTCTTCACCCTTAATTTTATCAAACCAATTTCTATAGAATTTTTCAATTCTTTTATTAGGATGAACTAATCTAATGCCTTGACTAGCAAAATCGCCCATCAAATCAATAACATTTTTTACTAATCCTACTCTATCATAAATTTGGTCGGCCATAGCAAAAATGGCCTTGATCTCTGTAGGGATAGCTTCGTCTGGACGAAAATAGTCATAATCAGATTTTGTTAGTCCGGGACGACCAGAAATTGAACCATCTAGATTCATAAAATTTCTGAATCGGCTAGTTGCAGCTACTGACTTATTGGCTATACCAAATTCTTCTAAACTTTTCGAAGCCTCATTTAAAGCGTCTTTTTTACTGGCTAAATTACCATCTTCCCAAGTTACATATGCATTTTCAGGCACTATTGGTGCTGCATTTGGGATAGCGTCGCTTTTTAGATATTTTTTTCTAGGCATAATAGTTTTATAATAGCTTTACAATATGTTTATACTTATATACACAATTAACGACGATAAACGCCTGTATATATATTAGAGTTAGCATTTTCAGTAAACCAGTTTGGTCCTTTATACATTTGACCATCTTTTTTTTCTACTAAATTCAAATTATTACCAATTATCTCATAATTTATTGGCTGTAATGTGCGGCTAATTTGTCTAGCTAACATATTAGCTATTATTAAAGCACTATAACGGTCTTTTCTAAGTTTACCCTTTTTACCATTTGGTAATTTAATTTCTGGAGTATCCCAACGATCTCTAGCATTAGGACCTGTGCTAGTTTGTGTCATAACTATAGTGGTCAATTCATTTTTTAGCTCTTCTATTTCTAAAATACATTCACTTTCACAATCATAAAGATTGGTCATATCTGCTGTCATAATATCTTTATTTTCTCGATCTAATGCTAGTGCTAAGCTTACTTGATCAAATCGTGGAAATAATAATACTTTATCTTCTAAGTCTTTTCTTAAACCGTGATTAGCTTGAGCTGTCCAATCTGCTCTCGCAAATTGCACCAGTTCTAAAATATGGCTTCCCTGTTGATCATCTGTGTCTTTAGGTTTCTCAGGATCAATCACCGGCCAGATTAATAGTTCACCCTCTTCAATTTTGCCAGGATCATGTAAAGCTTCTTCTATAGCGACACCACCACCCTGAGCATCCATACCAATTTTCATACAAGGAAATGTTTTCATTAAATTTCTTATTTTTCTAGCACAAAAACCATAAAAATCATGCTCATTTACTAGTCCTGTTTTTTGTCTATCTTTAAAATTATTACGATTTGTAGTCCATCCATAAACTATGCGACTATGATCGGGATGTACTTCTAAAATAATAATACTAAAATTATCTTTTTCTGAAGCTGGATCGATACCATAAACATATTGAAGATCAGAGCTACCCTTGGTAGCCACATCAAAAATAATAGGTTGATTATTAATAATGATGGGTTTAGTTTCATTGGTTACACAACTTTCAATTAAGCTGCGCCTAAAAAATCCGTCGCTGTCTTCTGTAAAACACGCAGCATATTCCATATTATAAATACCGCTATGTATAGTGGCCTTGGCTCTGCTCACCTGTTTATCATCCATGAAGCCCTTTGGTATTAATTCATAAGGCATTCTTATAATGCTGTAATCTTTCCAGTTAAAACTATCTGGTATTTCTCCCTTAAAAATTTCTTCTAATTTATTACGATCTCCTCTACTATTAATAATAGCTTTATATCTTTGCCAATATGAAGCAAAGTGTTTAAAACTATAATCAGCAGTTCCAGCAATTATAGCTTGATTCCCCTTTTTTATCTGTATAGCTTCTAATTCATTGCTCCATAAACCAGCCTGAATCATAGCTTGTTTTTTAGCTTCTTCTTTAACGTTTTGAATTGGACTAGCACTTACTGCTGCGAACCCGGATACTACTGTCTCATAAATATCAGGAGAAATTGATGCAAATTCGTCTGCAATAATAATATGCGCTCTTAAACCTCTAATTTTGCTACCATCACCCATCGGTACTGCTATAGTCCAGCTTTCACCTAGTCTTATAGTGCATCTATCAACATCTCGTCTAGGACCATCATCATTACCATTAAAGATGCTTCTCAAAATAGGACTATTACGCCATATAGTTTCCATATACTCAAAGATAATTTTACTTTGTCTAAAAGCAGCACCTACCACAACTATTTTAGTTCCCGGTACAAACGTACATTTTAATACGCAATATAAAGCCATAATAAAGCTTTTGCCAAAACCACGGCTAGCAATAAACATGGGAAATGGTCTAATCCAAAATTCTTGTAATATAGCTATTTGTATAGGATGTAATTCTATTCCAAATAGTAATTTACAGGTAGAACCAAAATATTGAGGATTATGTAATAATCTTAATAAATGTAGATCTGGATTTTCTATATCTTCTTTGCTTCGTCCCACCATAGGGTTGTGGTCGATAGCTATATTGGCTAGATCTCCTAGACCAAGCCAAGCATTATCATATGTTGTTAGATTTGCTAGAGTATTTTTCATAAATTCTTTTCATTATACTAACAGCTGTTCGCTCTGCATTCTCAGAAGATCCACAAAATAAAATATGAATATTATGATTTAATTGAGCTTGTACTAAATATTTCATAATATAGTTGCCAGATATTTTAAGTTTATCCCACATCTTTTTCGGGATATCGCTTCCAACTGGAAATTGATAAATATCATCAATACTAAATTCTAATATCATAAAAGAGTGTGGTATTTTTGACATTCTGCTTAATACATCTTTAAATCGTGGTTCGGTGATATTATTAGCAATTTCGCTAACGCTTCTTTTTCTTTCTATAGTAAATAAGCTTTCATATCCTTCCATACTATAGTCTCCAGTATCCAGCTTCCTTTTACTGGTAGTATGAAATCCAAACTCCCACGGAATTTGTTCTCTAGTATCTACTATAATTGTAAATTCATCTTGTTTATACATTCAGCGCCTCTGTTTTTTTAAGGAGACGCTTAGATTTTTTAATAGCGCTACGCACAATAGCTTTGGCCACCATTTCCACAAATGGTAATTTTCTTTTTTCAGCTTCGTTTTTTAACCATCCTACAATAGTATCTAAATTAGATTCGCACCAGTCTGGCCCTCTTAGATTCATCTCTTTAATATGTTTTTTGCACCCGCACGTTGGAGAACTATTAATACCAATAGTACTAAGCATTCCTGATAAAATAGATCCTGCTCCATTAGGATTGCTGTCGCCCGTTAATGGAAATAAACTACTTAGTATAGTATGGGGGCTGTTTCCTAAAAATTGTTGTATTCTGGCATCTGCTTGAGCTTGTGTCCAATCTCCAATATTAATATAGTCATCATTTTGCCAAAGTAAAAAACCTGCTGGAAAGTTTTCTATTGTAGCATAAACTAATTGATCTACAGGAATATCAATATATGAAATTTTTAAATATTCTATTTTTAATGGATTAGGATGAACTATTTGATCATTCATTAAATATGATGGAGGAATAATAGTTATTTCTTTATTTAGTTTCATTTTTTATCCTTATTTAATAAAAGTTTTAAAAAAAACGGAGCATAACTTTCTTCATTGTTCTTGATAAGATCATGATGAGTTTTGCAAAGAGTGATTCCATTGTTTGTGTGGTATCTTAAGCCGGGAAAATCGGCCCACTTATGAATATGGTGGGCGTGTAATTTATTTTTTTGTTTACAATATGGCCATTGACATTGAAATTTATCTCTTCTGTAGATATAGGCTCTCCATTTTTTATATTCTGGATCTTGGTAATTACGAGTCATGAGAGTCTAAAGCCTCTGGACTTAATATGGGTGAATCTATTTTGCGATCAGCAAATTCGTGGTATTCATAAAGTTTTTGTTTAGCCTTGTCGGTAGCCAAAGATAATATAACCATCTCTTTGCCTTCTTTTTCTCTTATTTGTTCATCTTCTAGCATGCGAATCAAACCCACCCAACTACTTTTGCCATCTTCTATTCTTTTGATTCTTTGCTCTCGTGTGGCCTTAAGATCTTTGCTAATTTTTTGTTGTTCATTTAATAATTTGGTATACTCATTAGTATAACTAGCAATACTATTACGAGCAAAACTTAATTGAGATTCTAGGTTGGCTAATTTTGGAATATCTCTTTGGTCTTCGCTTTTTTCATATTCTTTATCTACTAATTTTTGCAGTTTCTCAGTTTCTGCAATATGTCTCTTGCGCTCTTTCATGCTTCTATTAATCAATATATCAATAGTGATAAATTGTTTGATCTGCATTTCTTCAGCAGGAAGAACATCTTCTCTAAACTGTTTAATAAGGCCAACCCACGTATCTTCAAAATATGCTAGTTCGCCCGTATCTTGATCAAATTGGCGTTGAACCTCGTTCCAGAAAGTTTTACTATGCAACTTGCGTTTTAGTATCTCATTCTCACTTTTATCATCCAAGCTATATAGTTGCTCTTCATCAATATATCTTTTAATAGGATCTATATTGCGATTAAGATTATTAGCTATTTCTTCTATAGATAATATATTTATATTTTCTCTAATAAATTGTTCTTCGTCTAAGCTAAGTTGTCCGCGTTTTTTAGCCATGATTTTTCATAATTTCTTTGAGTTTAATGGTGAGTTTACTCATATCAGCTTTGCTAACTTTGCTGCCCGACTTGACTTTTAAGTAGGTTACTCTTTCATCTCCTATTAAATGTTCTTCTATTAAATTAAAAATTTCTTTGGATGATATATTGTTGAGTATAGAATTATCGTCACTAGTAAAAGTATTAGAATAATCTTTAATTTCATCTATGGTGGTAAGATGCATAAGATTTTTTTTGGTTAAATTTCTTTCTGTCCAAGATGAATATAGCTCACAATCGTTTTTATTAGAATATTCTAAACATCCACTAATACTCTTTTTGCACTTAGCATCATATAGTGGACAAGTTAAACATGGTTTGTCTGGTCTTTGGTAATTATCCCTTTTATAGTTGAATAAGCGATTACGAACGTGGGTCCACAAAAAGTTTTCTAGTGGTCTTTTATGGTCGTAATTTTTAAGTCCTTCTAAAGCAAAAATACTAATTTGCTGTTTCATATCGTCAAAATCATGATAGCCAAATTTAAATTTATAAGCTAATTTTTTGGCTATTATATTAACAATATTAAGAAATTCCTGCTCATCAACCTTCTTGGGACTGAGATTCTTCTTTTTCTTCATTAGCTTGTTCTTCAACTAGTTGAGATATGCTTTTGTTTTGAACGGCCAATAAATCTTGTTCTATATTTAAGTTTTCTTTAGCGGTAACGTGTAGCACCGATGGGGTAATGTGGTCAATATCCATAGATAACCTCTTGCTTTAAATTGGTCATGGTATACTATATACTATGATTTGTACACTTTTTGTCAAAAAGGAAGTATTTTATGGCCACTTATAAAAGATGGAATGATGCTGAACTAAGTTATATTAAGGACAATTTAGCCGGTTTTAGTGATGAAGAGCTAGCTAAAAAGCTAAGCGAAATGACCTCAGAAGCTGTTACTACTAGTATGATTAGGCGTCAACGAAGAAAGCTAGGTATTGTTAAGCCTCGTGGACGACGAAAGAAAACTAGTTTAAGCAATAGTGATAATACATAAAATTTAATATGAATTATTATAAGTAAAGAAAGGTGGGCGCTTAGCCTGCCTTTTTTTATAAAAACTCTTGATCTTGTGGTTTCTTCGTATATAAACCACTATATGTTGTGACTGGACTCTCAACACGAAAGGACTCCATCATGCAGAAAAGCATTTTGAGCTTTGAAAGCTTAGAATCTAAAAGAGTATTATCAGTTTCTAGTACTGTGGTGGCGGTGGTTGATAGTGGGGCTGATATTAATAGTTCATATATTAGCTCTCATTTGTGGACTAATCCTGGGGAAATTCCAGGGGATAATATTGATAATGATCACAATGGATATATAGATGATATTCATGGGTGGAATTTTGCAGATAATAACAATAATGTGGGGGATGGATATGGTCATGGGACTGCTGTGGCGGGGTTAGCATCTGCTAATAATGTTGATAGTATAATGATTTTAAAATTTCAGAATAGTCAGGGGGTGGGATTTACGGGGGATGCTATAAGGGCAATTGATTATGCTAATATGATGAAGAAAGATTATCATGTTAATGTGGGGGTTATTAATGCTAGTTGGGGCGGAACTACGGGATATTCTAGTTTATTATATGATAGTATTAATAGGGCAGCAGCTAACGATATAGTTTTTGTGGCGGCTGCTGGTAATAGTTCTTCTAATAATGATGTGACTCCAAGATATCCAAGTTCTTATGATTGCTCTAATATTATTAGTGTGGCCTCTGTTAATAGTGATGGAACTTTAGCAGGATATTCCAATTATGGAAAAAATAGTGTGGATTTGGGAACTTTTGGCAATAGCGTATATTCATCGTCTTTAAATAATACTTTTGGATATTTCTCTGGAACTAGTTTTTCAACTCCAATAGTATCTGATGCTGTGGCTTATTTGAGAGATAAAAATCCATCGTGGAATGTTAGCTCTGTAAAAAGTTATATCTTTAGCTCTGTTGAGCAGAACGGGGGGCTAATAGACAGGGTGGGAACTGGGGGAATCTTAAATAACAGTTTAGTTTTTAAAGTGTCTCAATCTCCTGTTATAAGCACAAGTGCTCCATCTGTTCCCCAAACTGTGGCGGCTCAACCAGTTGTTAGTGTGCCGGTGGGAAATGTAGAAGTTTTATCTTTGAAGCAGATCAAGGGATGGGCATTTGATAGCTCTAGTGGAAGCAAGCCAGTAGTGGTAAAGATTTTAATAAATGATAAAGTAATAAGGTTGGCGATAGCTAATAATTACAGACCTGATCTTAAATATCAGTTAGGGTCAAGTTATCATGGATTTAATGTGGGGCTAGCATCAACTTGGTTTCATAAGGGGGAAAATAGCGTAGTGGTGAAAGTGGGGAATAATGTGGTATGGAGTGGAAAGATTAATAAATAGTGGCTATTAAACTGGCCAATTATATATGGGATGCTTATTGTTTTTGGACCACCGGGGGATTTTCACAAATTCTACTGATCTTATAAGCAAAACAAAAAAACCCCCTAAACCTAATGATAACAACAACTTAGGATAGACCAGCCCCCGAAAATTTTTCATAAGTCTTTATGGGGTAAGGACTTATGGCAAGTTTTGACGCAAGTGGTATGCCGAAGATTTTTTTTATTTGGCACAAAATTATTTTTCAAAAATATTTTATTTTTCGCTTGCAATGGACGATAAGTATGGTATAATTAAGACATAAGAAAGAGAGAGTGGATGATGGAAAAGGTTATGAGTGTGAATGGTCTGATTGGTTCGCTTCCCAAGATTCGGAAGCGTAAAATCTGGAATGTTGTGATTGGTGGAAACGTAGTGCAGGGTGTCGGTGCTACCGATAACCGAAAAGAAACCGCTGAGGCGTATATCGCCAGCAAGTATCCCAATCAGGAGTTTACGCTTGTGTTTAAGGGTTGGAAAATTTAATACCACGAACGACTATGATACTCTTGTTCAGGGATTGAGAAACAGTGGAAAGTTTCGACCACTGTAAATCCGTATACTACTGTACAAAAACTCGACGTAAACCCTTACTGCCAAAGGAGTTACGACGAATTTTTGCCCGAAAATTTGACGTAAGTACTTATGGCATAACGACTTACGATCAGTATTTTGGTTTTTATCTCCTATCTTAGCACAAAGCAAATGTTGTGCCATAAAATATTTTTCTTTTTGGCATGAAATTATATTCGAGAAATTCCAAAAATTTCGCTTGCAACCTAAAGAATACTCTGTATAATGTCGATATAAGAGAAAAGGGAACGATAAAGAAAAGGAAATGAAAATGATCACGCTGAACACTGTTGCTGAACTGACCAACTTCCTGAACAACAACGATATGCCCTCTCTGGTTGGAGAGGTTCTTTTCGCTGGTGATCTTCTCAACCATGTTAGATCTCTCAACAATGCCATCAGTATCGACGAGGAAATCGGGTTTTGCGATGATGGTGGGGAGATTGTGATCGACGATAACGGTAACGTTGTGAGCGATATGTATCTTCCGTAAGGGTATTGACAAGCAAAAATTAATAGGTATAATAGGAAGAAAGAAAGAGAGAAAGAGGATTTTATGATGAAAAAGTTTATTGATACTAAGGCTCAGATTTGGGGAGATGAATCCCATGCCTGTACGATTGTTTATGAGGTTGCTTCTGGCAAGTATTTTGCAGAGTGTGAGGCTATCCTAAATCGTAGGCGTTTGACCGAAAAGAATTATGTTGAAGTGTTGAATGATATGTTTTATGATTATTGCGTGGAAAATGCCTCTTGGATGGGTGTATCATGAGCAACAATCCTATCGGTATTACTGTGAAAATTGTGATGGAAATGAACCAGAAGAAGGGAAAATAAAATGAAAATTTCAAACAATCTCGATGCTATCTTTTCTGCTATGCGTACTGGCAAGTATGGTAGCGTATTGGATACTAAGGGACACGCTCATGTTGGAATCATTAACAATATCATGCGTGAAGATGGTAGCGGAAAGAATTGGATCGTGACAGTGACCAATCACACAGTAACTGAACGGGTGTTCATTCATGCCACCTAAGAGGGGGCGAATATTTGTATACACAAAAATGAGACGTAAACCCTTACCACCAAAGGACTTACGTCAAATTTTTGCCGCAAAATTTTTCCTAAGTGCTTATGTACCAACGACTTACATCAAGTTTTGACGCAACTGCCATGCCAAAACAAATATTCTTTTTTCGGCACGATATTTGCTCTAAGAAACCTTACGATATTGCAAGGAAACTATCAGAGATTTCTCTTGCATCCTAAAGAATCCATGGTATAATGTCGATATAAGAAGAAAGAGAAAGAAAAGAGGAAAAGAAAATGGAATATCTGAATTACGATCTGGTGTCTGATTGCTGTGGTGCTGGTTGTGGTTTTGAATCCGGCGAGGGTGAGGACCGAATCGGAATTTGTATGGAATGCCAAGAGTGGTGCAGTGTGGTGGAAGATATTCCGGAAGATGAGGCCGACTACATTCCGGGCCTTGACGACGGCGAATGGGGTACGGATGATGATTGCTGTGGTGAAGAGGATTTTGCCTGAACCTTACGATATTGTAAGGAAAGATTTTGCTGGACTTCTAAAGATTCGTCTGGTATAATGTCGATATAAGAAGAAGAAGAAAGAAAGAGAGAAAGAAAAATGGAAAAGGTTACTAGCGTTAATGGTTTTCTTGCAAGCCTTCCTAAGATTCGGAAGCGTAAGATTTGGAATGTTGTGATGGATGGGAAGATTGTTCAAGGTGTGGGAGCTACGGACAATAGGAAGTCTACGGCTGAAAAGTATATTGCGGAAAAGTATCCGAATATGCAGTTTACGCTGGTTTTCGCCTGCTGGAAAATTTAGTAGGCTACCCATAAGGGGGGTTGGAAAGCAAAAAAGATTTGGTATAATATCCATATAAGAAAGAGAGATACCCATGAAAGCTAAGTTCCCTATCGTCGAAAATGCCAAGCGTCAAGCCCGACTGTGTTTCCTTGGAATTGCTGTTCCCCATCAACCTTCCCTTGCGGATGGGGTGTATGGTCCAATCCGTTCCGAGAAGATTCTCAAATTCAATCGGAAAGCCTTGAAGAATATGGGTAAGATAAGGAAGGAAAAGGCCGATCCTCGCTATATCGGTGGTGAGGATACTATGATCGTCAAGGCTGGCAAGCCGGGTTCGCGTGAGCGTGTCGAGGCTCTGGCTTCACAGTATCAAGCTATCTTGGCTTGTGGTGAGGAAGTTTCCCCGTTTGCTTGGAAGGAATAAAAATGGATTATGCTACAGTAAACACCCGTACACTTCAAGATATTCTGCGGGCCGAACAGATTAGGCTTGAAACTACAAAGCACTACCTACAAAGGGGGGTTGTAAAAAACCGCATTAGAGTTGTGGCCCGTGAACTTTTGTATAGGTGGAGGAGCGAAAAAACTTGACGCAAACCCTTGTGGGATAAGGACTTAGGAAAAATTTTCGCCGCAAAATTTGACGTAACTCCTTGTGGCATAACAACTTATGACGAATTAAAACGCAAAGCCCGTGCCAAAACTTGGCCGCAAACCTTACGACATTGCAAGGAAATTTTTTAGTTGACGTTCAAGAAGGTTCCTGTATAATGTCGATATAAGGAATAGGACAGAAGAAAGAAAGTAAGAAAGAGAGAAAGTAAAATGTTTATCGGAAGCACAATCAATACCATCTATACCGATTCCACTGGCAAGCGTAGCGAGTACCATGGTACGCTGGAGAAGGATAGGATTGTCGAGAATAAGGGTAGGCTCTTGTTGGTCAAGCTTGACAACGGAGAGTATCGTTCTCTCTATTATAAGAATTGTGAAGAATTGACGGAGACTAGTCCATGCTGTGATGCTCCAATTAGCGATTACGGAATCTGCACAAGATGCCACGATCACGCATAGGAGATAGTCTGCGTGTTTCAGCTAACCCTTCGGGTTTGGGCAAGTTGGGTATAGTCAGCGAGCTATGGGAACCTTTCGATATTGTTAGGTTGAATAATTAAGTTTATGCAGTATAATGACGATATAACCAAATAGCATAGGAGATACAGGGATGTATCATTTAGACTGGATCAGTGTGGGGATTGGATGGATTGTGGGTGTGGTTTGTAGTGTATGGGTTGCCGAATTGGTTTTTCCATTATATAAGGATAGGTAAAATGAATAATCAGGATAATATTCTGTGGGCTGTTTGTTTTATTGCGGGTTGTGTTGTTGCTTGGATAGCCAATTGAACGCAAACCCTTGCCCTATAACGACTTAGGGCAAATTTTTGCCGCCCCGCAAATCGTAACTCCTTTGATAGCATAGACTTACGACAAGTTTTGACGCAAACGCTGTGCCACAAAAATATTTCTCATTTGGCACGACATTATATTTCAAAAATTCCAAAGATTTTTCTTGCATTGGCCGATAAATACTGTAGAATGACAGCATCACAAGGGAAACCACTAAGGAAACCAACAATGCTTCACGATTTTGATGAAATCAATCTGATTCTGGCTGGCATGGTGGACGAGGGGATTGTTGAGCCGATTGACGATCCCAACGTGGAAGTTGATTTTTGGGACTGGGCCGATATTGTCGGTGTGGTGGACGATTTTGTGCCAGAAGAGTATTCGGACAATCTTTCAATCTAGAAAGATTCAAGAAAAGACATTTGACAAGCCGATAATAGTAGTGTAGGATAGAGTGAAAGAAAGAGAAGGTGAATGATGAGTCGATATGATGATGATTCGGATGACGGCTATGATGCTGCTCGTGACGCTTACCTGACCGGCGAAGGTCCGGCTGTTACTCGTCGCCAGATGGAAGAGGAAGAGGATTTGAGAGAAGAGTACCGCCGGAATGGGTGGTAGTCTCTTGACAAGCTAGCTTTTTTTGATAGACTGTCTCTATAAGAAAGGAAAAGAAACATGAGCCATCCTGACCCCCTGTTCGATCCCGATAACGCTCTGGAGGATGATATGAATTACGACGATCACAATGATTTTTATGAGGATGCTGATGATTCGTATGATGATAGTATGGATGGCGATCATGACAGTGCGTTGTCATCCGCTGGATGGGGAACCGACGAGGACTACGGCCATTACGGTGATGATATAGACGCTTTCCATGATTACTATGGGGAGGATTTCTAATGAGTCCCGATGCTACATATAATGGTTATGCTAATTATCAAACTTGGAATGTTTGTCTTTGGATTAGTAATGATCAAGGTCTGCACGAACTTGCGGCCTCTTGTGATGACTATGGTTCATTTACTGAGACTTTGAAGGAAGTGAATACCGTAGAAGATTTTCATGCTGGAAAAGTGTCAAATGCTTATAGGGCTATCGCTTTTCAGACTCCCGATATGGTGGCATGGAATGATAGTGCGGTGAACCTTGCAGAAATGCAAGAGTATTGGAAAGAAAATTTTGTTCAAGTTGAAGCTTGACAAATGTCGATAATAGTTGTAGAATACTGAGAGTTGAACGGTTGTTTTCTAACGAAAGGGTTGATATGGATAATTTGTTTGTGATCGGTGGTCTTCTTGCTGCTGCTGCTGTTGTTGCTGGTTTCCTGTTCTATGCTGTCTATGGCGGTTCTAGAACTAGCCTTGCTAATGCTGTTGAGGGTCAGGTTTTCAACTTTACCTACGAACAGCCATTGCATGGAACTCATGAGCGGTTCCTTGCTAAGGTTATCGGTAAGCAGACGCTTACTGCTGATCAAATTCGCAAGCTGAATAGGAAGAGTCGGTATCGTGCTAATGATCCCAATTTCATTCGCACGAATCATCTGGTAACTTGTCGCACGTTTGACGGCAAGGTGCGTAACTTCTATGCAGAGCGTGTGACTAATTGTCGCAAGCCGCTGCTCGCTGGTACGCTGTTTACCAGTAAGATTGCTAGCCTCTTGTTCTAGTAGCAGCTTCTGCCCAAAGAATGCCCAACTCCTAACCCTTTGACACCAAAGGACTTAGGACGCGGGCGGCGGGCCAAATTTGACGTAACTCCTTAAGCCGTATGGGTTTACGATTAATTTTATAAATCTATTGACAGTTGCCGATAGTGATGGTATCCTAAGAACATCGAAGAACGATACCAAACAAAAAAGGCCCAAGCAATGTTCACAATAGCTGATTTCAAAGAGGTCGAGGCTGAATTGGTCAAGGAAAAGATTTATTCTGTGGAAAAGAATGAGCTGTCCTATCGTATTAATCTGTTAAATAGTACGGACAGGGGTTTGTTTGGGGAGAAGATGCTGGTTAAAAAACTTATGATGAGTGGGTTTGTTGTGCAGCATTATGGTTCTAGTAGTGATTTTGATATTCTGGTCGATAGTAAGATTAAGGTTGAAGTTAAGATGTCTTCAATCAAGATCAGGGGGAATCGTGCTTATTATTATTTTCAAAAGATTAAGCCAGAATTGTGCGATGTGGTCTTTTTAATGTTTCTGACCCCCACTGGCGTAAAGATTAAATGGACCCATTCTGATATGATCGATTTGTGGGCCGAGGAAAATAATGCTAAACGGGGTAAAGAGGGATATACTCCGATTTTTGATGGTTATTGCGACAATATGAATATGTACTATTATGATAATTTTGATAGTTTTGTGGAGAAATATGGTTCATGTGGAAAGATTGTGAAAAGGAACATGATATGAATATGGATACTTATATTGTGATGAAAGGTTATAGGGTAATGGGCTATGTACAAGCCTACAACACCTATCATGCTCTGAGACAGGCTGAGAAGTGGTATGG